GATGGTGCATGGACGTTCCGCGAGCCGATGCATCTTGGACAATTTTGCGGGCTTGCTCTTCGCCGACCTTCTTCTTCCAACTATCCAGAAACGATTTGTCTTTGGTGTTGCCTAGTATTGTTGTAACAGAAGGTAATGATACTGCATCATCAACACCAGCGACATCATAAGTACGATACCCATTTTCATGGTTATTGTTCTGGATGAACGACTTCGGATAAGTGAACGTCTCTAGCTTTTCCATCTGGCATCTCCCATTGTATATAGAGGAGTCGGACTCCCATTTTTTTCTGCATCTTATTTAAGACACGGTTAATCCGATCACCCTTTTTACAATTATGAGTATCAGTTTGTCGAATGCTCGTCGTCTTGACGTCAACTAAAAATGATTCGCCATTATCCCGATTGGTGACCACCAGGTCAAAAGGACAGTGGGGATCAAAAGGCTTGGAAACATAAAAGCCCAGTTTCGTATACTTGCTCGCTGCTTTAAGTTCAGCCCAAGTTCCTTTAAGAGATTTTTCATCCGACATTTAAGACCTCCCATTCTTTTTGTCTTCTTTCTTGGCCAGGTATTCAATCGTTTTCGATATCGTGAGGGGCGCTTCAAAAATACTTTTGCTGAGATGCACGAGTATTTTGTAGGTATCCGCCGGAACGGATACCGATTTATATTTTTGAATATCAGGCATGTTGATCTCCTTTTGTTTTAAGTATTTTATAAATGATATCGGACATTAAATTATCTGCTTCATTTAATAAATGTTGTCTTTGAATATGTATTTTTGGAGCTTCCTCTGTTACATCAGTTACATAATCAGTGTGAATTAAGTTTTCTAATTTTTCCGCAGATTCAACTAATGTTAACCAACACTCCAAAACATTTTTCACTTTACAAGGATCGAGATGATTTTTTTTAGAATGAATATCTGAATAAATAACACTAGACCCTAGTGTATTGGTCCACCATTGTTTCAGCATTTTTCTATCTTCATCTTGTGCACGATAATATTCATTAGTCTTTGACATTGATCGTTCCTTTCTTCCACTTGCGAACAAACTGTTCTCCGGTGGAGTCATCTATGTAGTAAATCCAACCATTTATTTCAATGTAAACGGAAGTATCGGATCGTACATCTATTTTCATTTTATACCTTCTTTCTTTTAATAATTAATTGTGGGATATTATATTATTATTTAGCCTCTTGACAAGAACTATTTTTTAGAAGAAAATACAGACTTCTTCTTCAACTTTTTGTTTGCTCGTCCTATCGACCGATAGGGCGGGCCCCCAATCAGTATCCAAAGAATTCAAAATCCGATTTATATTTTTCTTCGATTTTCTTTTTATTCGCTGCGTTAAGTGCTTGGTCTTTATTTACCCGGGTATAGTTTCCTTTATAGTGATGTCCTGGATAGTGATAAGGTGTTTCTAATTCTTCACTGACATGTTTCATACATTGTTCAAAATTTTCTAATCGAACAACATAATTAACTTTGTCTAAAACATCCGCCAGGTATTCCGTCATCGGAATGACATGTGTTAAGGCGTGTGTATGTGGCATTGTTTGATGAAAATCTAATTCTAAGAATTGTTCAAAGGACATGCGTTCACCAATCCAACAGGATTGTAAAGCTTGACGCCAACAAGATAACGCTCGCTCATATGGATTGCGTATCGAATAAAACAAAAAACTTTCATCACGAAAGTGTTTTTGAATTTTATTTTGATTGTCGGGGTCGTTTAAATGTTTTTGAACTTCGGTATGAGGAATATCATGACCGAAGGATTTACACCAATTGACAATACTACTACTTCCCGTCTTCGCTGTTCGGATGTACAGTGCTTTTTTCATAATTTTTTTCTATATCTTCTTGTAGTGTATGAATCTCTAAAGAGATTCGGTTTAAGTCATTAATGACATCTTGGTTTTTTGTATCGCCTTGATACTTCTTTCTAACATTTTTGACGACACGATATAAAACTTTTAATTGTCGCAGATATAATTCTTCTCTCATGAGAAATCCTCCTTTTCTTCTAGGTATCTATAGGTTCCGTCTGGTATTTCTTTTTCTTTGTCTTCGACGCCATAAAACATATTATCCGTATCTTCCGTAACCCAATCGGTGTTTTCCACATTCCACCACGAATTTTGAACTTTATAGTCCGGCCAATCCGAACTAACTGTGAAGTTAGGAACATTCCACAAAATACGATTATTAGGCTGAGCAGCGAAATTACCATTATCAAGCTCGAGAATATGAGCACACTTATGTTCTTGAGGAATTTCAGAATGGTCACAGTCAAGAATGTTACCGTCAGGGCTAGCCCAATCAAGGGTAAATAGATAATGTCCTTTATAAAACTTTTTATTTTTCCCAAGATACTTTCCTTTTTGAGAACCTAAAAAATCAAACTGATGCACGCTAATGTGATAACTAAAACAGTTCCACAACTCCAATTCGTCGAGAGGCATATTGGGCACGGTTTTCCGGTCAAATCCTTTTTGAATAAACGCCGAGATAGGCAAACGCCAATAGCACGCACCGTTCGGTAGCATGATATTAAAAAGAATCGCACGTCCAGCAATAGAAGTGACCCCGAAGATAACGCAATCAACAGTTTCGTCAAAGCCTTTCCGCATGTCATATAAATACTCTTTACGAACTTGACAATAAATAACAGGAATGTTTGCATTAAGATACGCCATGAACTGATAATATTTTTTCTAATTTGTTTAAATACCATTGTGCCTTTTTTATATCCTCATGTCCATTTTTTTCTCGATGCCGGGCTAAATATTTCCATATTTGGCCTTTTAGATATCCTACAAACTCCTCTTGCGTGAGCTGCGATTCGATTACATCGATGGTTTCAATAGTCTTATTTTTATAATAAGACGGATTTATTTTATCTTTACTTGATGTCACCCCAGTTATCTCCTTTCTCATAGTCAACTTTGTTGGGAACTTCTAGCTCAACAGCACCTTCCATAATATTAATTATTTTTTCAGCTTGCTGTGGATTTTCTACCGAGATATCTAACTCATCATGAATTTGAATATGAGGAATAATTCCTTCTCGATATAATTTTACCATAGCAATCTTTGTCATGTCTGCTGCTGATCCTTGAATTAATTTATTTAAAGCCTTGTATGTAAAGGCTCTCTTAATAGCATTGTGTCCGTGTTCGAGTCTTGCTTCTTCAAAAGGAAGAGGCTTGTGTAAACCAAAAGTTTTTGGTTCCCACATATCAAAGTGACAAACACGACCACCAATCGTTCGAATCCTTCCTTTATCTTGTGCTCTCCGCGATGCGCCGTCAATGAGCTGTTTAATAAAAGGTGCTCGATCGTGATACTGCTTCAATAGTTTATCTGCTTGTTCTTCTAATAAACCTAGTTCAGCAATTAATTTATTTTTACCCATACCATACATCAGTCCTAGATTAATTGTCTTGGCTTCTTTACGATCAATGCCGGCCATGTCAGCCACGGCTTGGTGGAAGTCGGCATCTCCTTGTCGATACGCATCCACAATATTGCCGACTCCTTTTAATCCTGATAGAGAAGCGTAGTGAACCACGATCCGCGGTTCTTGTTGCGAGTAGTCAAAGGTTCCCCAATGATGATTCTCTTCCGGTAAAAATAAACTTCTAATTAAAGGACCAATCTTTTTGTTCCGTGCCGGAATTTGTTGAAGGTTCGGATTGGAATAACTAAATCGTCCGGTCACTGTTCCACCGTCATCGGATCGGATTTGATTGATATCCGCATGAATACGTCCTTTGTGTTCATGTTTTAAAATCGTATCAATAAACGTGGTATGTGCTTTATTTGTTTCTCTCGCCAGGGCAATCGCTTGAGCGACAGGATGAGGATGTTGAGATAAAAAGTTTTTCGTAAAACTCGGAGCTCCGGTTTCGGTTTGATCATAAGGTAGGTTGAGTTTATCAAAGACTTTCGCAATAGAAGCAGCGGCCCAAATTTCTACATTTAATCCTGTTTCTTTCTTGATAAGTTGTAAATGTTGATTTTCCTCTTTGATTAAATCTTTTTTAATGATCGCAGCTTTCTCAATATTAACACGTACCCCTTTAAATTTCATATCAACCAAACACGGAAACAGTTCTGTTTCTGTTTCAAAGATAGACCAGATATCTTCTCGAGTAAGTTCCTTTTGCATTTGCTCCCATAGTTTTAAGGTCGCCACCGCATCTTGCTCGGCATACTCTCCAACTAAAATAGCGGGCAATCGCCACATTTCTTTTTTCGGATTGATACCCCATTCTTTCCCCGCTTCTTGTAAAACTTTTTCATTCTTTCCCATTCCGACATATTCTTTTGCTAATGAGTCCAAACTATATCGCATTCTATTTTCATTCACTAGTGATGCAGCAATCATCGTATCCACAATCTGTCCTTGGATTTCATAACCAGAGGCTCTAATCCAAGACACATCATACATGGCATTGTGAAATATTTTTCTTCCGGGTGTTTTTAAAACATCATTTTGAAACCAATCTAAGACAGCTTTCTTAGGCATATTACCACCACCTTGATGACCAATCGGAAAATAACCGGACCAACCTTCCACCGCAACCGCAATACCGACAATCTCTCCGTCACCTCGAACACTGCCGGAACCCATCTCAATAAGATTCGGATCTCTGGTT